ACTCTAAATGTTCACACATAAAACGACGAGCGGGTATGCAACCGACGAGGGTAACGTCATTGCGGCCACGGCAACTCACACCGGATCTACAGAGGTCGGATATGACGGGACGGTGGCGGCTACGACCGACAACCAGGAGGTTGATATAGCGTGGCTCCACGCCAACGTTCAATCGCTGGTGATCTATTCCAGCGCAACGTTGACCGTTAAGACGAATAGCTCCGGTTCTCCTACTCAAACCTTATCTATTGCGGCCGGTCAAGCGATAGTTTGGGGGGTTGGTAATCTGGAAGTAAACCCGGTAACCGCTGACGTGACGAAGCTTTTCTTATCGAATGACACATCTGGGATCGCAACGGTGAAAATCCGAGTTCTCGTGACCTAATGAGCGTTGAACTAACCCTTGAGATCGATTCAGCTGAGTTAACCACTCGCCTGACCGGAATCGTCCAACAGATCGAAGGTCCAGTTCTTGAAGTATCTGGCCGATCGATGCTCAACTATTTCAAGGATTACCACACTGATTTTGCGCCGAGATGGACTGGAGCGCATCACCTAGCAGGTGGTCCGAGCGGCAGGTTTGCCGCGGACGTTGTGCTCGCATGGCAAACTCCCGTAAAGACCGGTGAAGGCGAGGTTACCGTGACCAATATCCACCCTTATCTAGCCCACAAGATCACCGGGGGACCTATCACGCCGAAGCGAGGAAAATACCTAACGATTCCATTGATCCCAGAAGCTAAGGGACGATTGGCTGGAGAATTCGCAACATCAAAAGGCGTGAAGCTCTTCCGGATTGGGAACGCACTGGCTTATCGCGGACCAGGAGGCAAAGCAATCTCGGCTTACGCACTCTCAACCGGTGTAAATCAAGAGCCTTGGGCTGGAGCAATGCCATCTGATGCAGCGATCCAGCAGCAATTCTCGGATGCGCTCACCGAAGCGTTGGAGATGGTAGAATGAGCGCAATATCAGAAGTAACGGGACTTTATTGGCTGCCTCCCGTCGGGACTTACATCATCTCCGATCATCCATTGGCTGAATTACTCAAGAGAGAATATCCGGATTTTCCTTGCCTTACACTGGCTGAGCTAGAGGCTATGCCGAGGCTTCCTGAGCCTACCAAACTTTTTGACGGAAGAGGGAAACGATAACCCAATGAGTGTTAAAGCGATAGAAAAACGCGAGGACGTTCCGAATCCAAAGAATGAGCCTACGGACATCCCTTACGCCGACGAAAAGAACAAGCGGTACAAGCTTGGGACCGAGAAACAGATCCGCGCGGCTTGGTCGTATATTCACCAGGAAGACAACGCCTCGAAATATTCGTCTGAGGATGTCAAGACGATCAAAAATCGGATCGTCAAATACTGGAAACTCAAGATAGACAAGGCGGGGCCTCCCGCCGCACAAGCTACATATTGGCGCACGGTCGAGGGTCAATTCTCTTTCGGTCTGGATGCTTCGGCTCCGCCCGAGATCATGTACATGCCAGCTGGCGATCATACGATTGAGGCGAAGGTAGGAAAAGACCGGAAGATTCTGGACGTTAACGTAACTGCAAAGACCGCGGCTAAACTACAAAATGACCTAGACGAACTCCTGGCACAGAATGTCGAACCTTTTATAGATTTCGATCACGAAGGGAAGGCCGCGGCCGCTATTCCTAAGCGCTTTAAATGGGTGCAAGGCAAAGGCGTCTATCTCGAGCTTGAATGGACTAAGAGCGGTCGAGAACGTGTTGAGGGTAAAGACTACCGGTATTTTAGCCCAACCTTCAGGATCGGCGATGACGGTTCGCCATCTGGCCTTCCTGAGAACGGGGCAATAGGGGCACTGTGTAACAATCCAGCTTTCCGCGACATGCAACGTATTGCTGCAAGCCGCACAAAACAAAACGGCGATGATGCCGACCAGACACCAAATACAATGAGCGATAAAATGAAGTCTACGCTGATGAAGCTCGGCATCATCTCCGACGACGACAATGAAGAGGACTATGCCGACAAGTTGACCAAGAAGGTCAAAGCTTGGCAGGATATGGAAGATGATAAATCCAAGACTAATGCCAAAGCATCGAAGGGTGCAGAGAACGAGATGGAGAAGATGAAGAAGGATAAGGAGGACGCTGAGGCAGCCCTAGCCAAAATGGTTGAGGAACGCGCAACCGAAACGGTAGATGCCGCGATTACCGCTGGAAAGATCCCCGGAAAGAACGAGGAGTTGAAACAGTTCTACGTCGAATCCTTTAAGGTGAATCCTGAAGGCACCAAGAAAGCCTTGGCAGCCCTGCCAGCGCGCGGAGTCTTTGCCCCGATAGTAGTTCCTGATGGCCGGGACAGACCGACGGGCGATTCCTCTGTGGCAGCATCCAAAACCGCTTCGCCAGAACGTCAGTCGGTAATTGCACAACGGGGAATCATCGAGAAGGTCAAGGCCGCACATCCTAACGCAAACAAAGATACAGTTTTCTCAATCGCAGCTCAGGAATACCCAGAGTTTTTCGCGAACGGGTAAGAAACAACAACACAACAAACATTAGAATTCGGCGGGCGCTGAAAGTGAACAAAAATGCAATCTGGAATTATCCAACTAACCGGAGCACTTGTTCTGCCCGTCGACAGCTCGGTGACTGTGCCCTTTCCATGCGGCAGCGTCATCGGCGTCTCGAGCGGTAAAGCTGTCTATCCGGACGCGGCCGGAGCTGATCTCATCGGGATCGCTACGGCGGATCAAGATACTGACGAAAATACGATCGATATTTTCGTGAAAGTCCTAGTCGGGGGAGGAACCGCGGGCGGTAACTCGACCGTAGGAAATCTCGTCCTAGGTGTCAAAGTCACTACCGGGACCTTCACTGCCTTCGCAGATGCGTGGCTCGATGGCACCAATGGTGGAATCACTCCGACCAAACCTGGGACTACGCCAGTTTGGATCGGAAAATCGCTCGAGGCCGGTGGGGTCGGCGAGATGATCAAATGCTTGGTTTAAGGAACTAACAATATGGGAATCAAATTCAGGTCTACTCTGACGAACTATGCATTTGAAATTGCGCCCGAGACTCAGGACAACACGGCGCTATTTTTCGCTCCCGAAGTCGTGACCGGTATCTATACCGGATTCTATAAAGATTTCGGTGACAAACAGATGTACGAGGCTCCTTCTAGCTCCCGGCGAGGTGTCGGACAAAAGGCTCAACGCATCACGTTCGACGTGAATGACAAAACCTTTAACCTCGGAGCATACGGTCTGGACATCCCGGTTGACGACCAGGAGCGCAAGCAGGCTGCTTCTCTTGATCCAGAGTTGTTAGAGCGGCAGAAGATTCGTTACCTGATCAAGCAGGCGAACAACATCCACGCGAAGGCGGTTGTTGATCTGGCTAAGGCAAGTGTTTCTTACGATTCGGATACTACTATCAGCCCGATAGTGACCACTTCGACGACGATTCAGCCGACCAAATACATTGATAACGCCATGCAAAAAATGGCGGATAAAGTGGGGCGGCTGCCGAACAAGGTTCTGCTAAGCGTTGGCGCGTGGAACAAGATTCGCAATAACCAACTATTGATCAATCGGTTGGTTGGAAACAGCATTGCTGGTGTCACGGTTGACCAGTTCAAGAGTCTGCTCTTGAATCCTAACGTCGAAACCATGGTGAGTGCCTTCGTGCTTGATTCCAAGCTGCCTGGTGCAGCTAGCAGCAAGACCAATTATATCGGGAATGACGTTTGGGTATTCTACGCTGACGCGAATCCGAGCCCGTACGACATGAGTTTCATGAAAACCTTTCGGCTTGATGAGCGGGGAGTTAGCGCCGTCTATCAAGAACGTGATTGGGAAGCTCGATCTGATGTGTTCCTACTGGACTGGTATGAACAAATTATCGTCACGGGGAGCGGATTAGTGGAAAGGCTGCAAGTCACCTAACAGGGAGAGTAGAGTGGCTTGGCTTAGCGTTACGAACGATATTGTGCTGTCGCGGATGACGTTGACTGAGAGGTCAGCGTTTGATGCGACCGATATCAATTCGGCCGAGCCTTCCCGGCTCGCTACGGTAATCTATTACGTGACCGAGATGGTCCGGGGCAAGATCGCACAGTCTCCCTTCATCCGTGCTCGTATGGGTCCCGGGCCAAGCGGTACAACGCCCGGGACGATCCCTAGCGAGCTGATGATGGCAACTCTCAACGTCATCCGGTACGAACTGTTTAGCGGACTGCCAGTCGGAGAAACGATCTTGGACAAGAACAGAATCCAAGATTACGAGGACGCGAAAAAGGACATCGCTGCGGCAGGGAACGACGATATGGGGATTCAGGGATATACGGAAAGTACTTACGAAACCGACGATTCTATTGTTGGTGGGAAGTATCAGATTGGTTGGGTCGGCCGAACTCGACCGAGCACATTTGTCGAGGACAATCCGCCAGCCTTTGGCCCTGGATCAGGGAGTGGTCCCGGATTCCCTGGAACCTAAGTTATGACGAGTGCTCTTGAACAATTGCAAGCGGTCGCGGTTCAGCAAATCGTGACCGATGCGATGTTCGATGGCTCTCAGTCTGTCAACGGTGATCCTGTGCCAATTATTACGGAGAAACGGGGCGACATTCTTACCGAGATAAATACCCAGCTAGGAAAGATCGGCCTTTGCGTGGTAGTCCTGACGCCAGTTTTCGATCTACATGACGTGATGATCCAGTCGTTAAATGGCTACGCCAGGATGGCAATCTCGGTGTTTGAAAACGTCGTTCTTAACCGAACCGGGATCCGATCTATTCAAGCCGCCCAAAATATCCTAGGACTACTCCATTGCCTACCTCACGGCCTAACTGCCGATATCAACGATGCACTGATCCGAAGCGACAGAAACCAAAAAGCCATCCAGCTAATTAATGCTGGCCAACCCTTGCAATATCTGGTGCCTTTCATGGCCCATTTGGCGATCGTTCGGCCCGCCTAGAAAGAACAAAATGCCATCAGACATTCATATTTACCCGGCGGCCACGACTTATGTGTTTGCCATTCCTAGTCCAGAGACAGGGATCAGTTGCGACTCGATTGAGCAGACTGATAACGTCGATGTGTACGAACAGAAAAACGAGCAAGGAGAAATTGTAGAAGTCGTGACCTTTAATCCTACGGGAGAGATAACGGTTAGCGGAGAATCAACGGCCGCTCTGACCGCGATTCTGGGAAAGGTTTTCACGTTTATCAATTTGATCACGACCCAATTCCCAAACGCTATCACCGGAGCCTCGACCATTGTTCGAAGTGTTCAATACACGCAGGCTCGCGGAGTAAACCAGAGGGTGAGAATCTCCGCCAAATACTATCCTTTAGTCGCTAACCCGTAATGGTTGGTGACTAACATAAATCCCATAAATCCTACCATTGAATGCAATCCTCAAATTATCAGGAGAATTTATTCTCCACGACTAACACTAAGTTTGCAGCCGTTTTGCTGCTATTCGGATTTCGCCTAAACCATCCCAGCCAACCGTTGGAATGGTCTCTCGAATACCCATCAAAAGAGGCTTACATCAAGAGCCGTAAAGATCCTAAGATAAAGCCAGTTGAAAAGGTCGCTTGGAACTTCTCTTATTGCCCGACAAGGCCTGCGGATATCTTCCGAGATTTCAACTCCAAAGATTCGGAACAGAAGCTCGAGCAGGTTCTCGATAAATGGGTTACCGATCCAAAGGCCAAACTTGAAATCAAGGCAGCTCATTCGGCTAATGTCGTGCAGTGCTGTAGGGAAGTTCTAGAAGCCCGTGAATATCTGATGAGCATCCTAAAGCTCGTCCCTAGATTGGCTAAACCTATAGTGGTCTTTGGAAAAGGAACTCGATTCGCCAAATTTGGCGGAAACGCATCCAAGGAAACACAAATAACCCATCTGGATAATCTATGAGCGATTCCGTGATGTTAGATTCAGATTTGCAGGGCGAGATGACGACCGACCAGGCGTTCGAAAGCGCCATGACGCCAAACATTCTTGGGCTGGATGAAGAAGGTAATCCGAGGATTCTTTATCCGTTCTCTCTGCAACGCAAAACCCTGTGGGGTGAACTGATAGGAAAAGGCGGCTCAATCGTCCATTGGTCAATCATGATGGCTTGGGTTTGCTCCAGGACACGCGAGGAGCTTTACAGCGCCACGACGGATAGACCTAGAGCGCAAGAAGATGCTTACGCATGGGCTGAAGATAACGGAATAACCTATAACGATCCTTCGGCCGCTATTTCTCTATTCCAAAAGATTGATGGTGAGCTTTTTGCCTCGACTCAAGTAAGGCAGGATGATTCCGAGAAATCCGCGCCGGGAAACTCTGGAGGGCAGCCGGAACACTGAACGTCGCATCAAGCGCAGCGCGTATGCTTAAAATAACCTTCGACGCTGCCTTGTGGGATTTGCCGGCTGCCATTGCGTATCAAACGCACTTTATGCGGTGCCAAGAAGAGGGATTAGTCTTTTACCAGGACAACAGCTTCTGGATTAGAAAGGCCCTGTCTTAGATGCCCCAGACTGATGTAGAGGTCAGGTTCAAGGCGAACGTCGAAGGCCTTCGTACCGCGGTACAAGGCATCAATGGACAATTATCCGCTGTCGCTAGTCAAAAAGTCGGCTCCAGCGGACTGGATAAAATGGAGGAAGGGGCGCGCAAGGCGTCTCACGCGGTAAAAGAGACGCATGAGAGCGTCACGGCTTTTGGGCGCGCGACGGAAATAACAAAGGATAAGCTCGGAGAATTCACTAAGGAAGCATCGAGGTTTACGCTCGGATTTCTTGGGGTCGCTGGCGCTTTTGAGGCGGTCAAGCACGCGTTTGAGGCCGGTGCCGCCGTAGAGACAGCCCGCGTCCGCATGCAGGCTCTTGTGGGAAGTGTGGAGCGCGGGAACGAGGCGTTTGAAGGTCTAGAGAAGATCTCCGACGAGACTTCTACCGGAATAGAGCACGTGGCTGACGCGGCTCAAAGCTTGGTAGCGTCCGGGACAGGTCTAGAGGAGCTGCCAAACAAACTCGACGCGATTGCTAAGGCTGCTCAGGTCACCGGTCAACCCATTGAATACATCGCGGATTTGCTCTCACGAATCCAGTTGCGAGGCGATGTTAGCGCTCGGGAGCTTTTCCGCCTAACTGAGGCGACTGGAGGAGCAACCAGAAAACTTGCGGAGCAATATCGGGATTTAGAGAATCAACAGCAAAACGCTCTGGAAGTTGCACACAGAGCTGGAGTTGCAAGTTTTGGAGCAAGCAGTGGATTGACTCAAGCTGTTTTCGCTGAATTGTCCGGAGATTTTTCTAAAATACAGGCTTTTGCCGGTAGTCAGTTAGGGAATTTGGCAAGTCAGCTAAGATTGCGTATTCGGGAAGGAATACGTGAAATCGCTTACGAAGCCGGTGTTTCACAGGCAACAGTTTTTCAAAGAGGAAACTTTTCACCAGAACAATTAATAGCGGCCAGCGATCAAGGACGAGAGAGAAAACGAAACGAAGAACGAATCGAGATACTAAACAAGATATCTAGCTCCCTGACAGATCTCAATGTGAAGGGAGGAGCCTTATCAGAAAACTTTACTCGATGGGCCGACAGTGCGGCTGGAAAGTGGGCCGCGGCAACTCACCAGATCGATAAAGATTTCGAGAAGGTAGGAGGACAATTAATCGGCCGACTGCACGAGGTGGAGATTGCGGTCGGTTCTGTTGTCGCGGCTTTCCTTCTATTCAAGGGATTAGAATTTGCAGGTCTGATTGCTGGGCTCAAAGGTGTCGCGGATGGAGTTGCAAAAGTCGGCGCGGCGGAAAAAACGGCCGGCGCTGCCGGAGGATGGCTATCTGGATTAGGTGTACTAGGAAGGGGAGGTGTCGCGGCCGGTATTTTTGCACTTGCTGAGCTAGAGCAACGAGTAGAAAAGAACTCTCGAGAGCATGCGAAAGAACTCACGGATAGCGGAGAACGCCGGATCGCCCAACAAAAGAGGGTGCAGGAGAGTGCATATAACCCTGCCAATTTCCCTGATTCTCCACAAATGCGCGCGTTAGTAGAAAAGCGTTCCGAGAATATACAACAGACCGCAATTACTGAAGCTCTTAGGAATATCTTGCCTACTGGACGAGTAACAGGAGAGCCAACCTCCAGATTTGAATCTTCTTCTAATCTGGCTAGCAACGAAGCTGTTAGGCGGCTTTGGGAGCCATTAAACAAGCCTGGACGAACCCCCTTAGTCAATTTCCCGTCTACTGCTCAGGGATCTATTCTAGGAGCATTTCCGCGACGCGCTCCTGGAGAGATCATAGAAACTCCTCCGCCTAGATTTTCGTTTCCTGGAACCTCTGGTGTCACCCAGGGGCTTCCCTATGCCCCTGCGCTGCCGATTCGACCCGAGGACGTGCAAGCACGCCGAGAAGGGCGGGCGCCAGATCAGCAGAAAACCGCTGAACAGTCTCTGACAAACATTGATAAAAACACCAAGGCAACAGCTGATGGAATCGTTAATCTCGGGAAAGGATCGGGAGGCGATTCGTGAACTATTACCCGGCCCAGGCTCAATTTCTCGAGACGGTCGGGCGCGAGAGGGCGGCCACTTGGGCAGATCTGGACCTGATGAAGACCATTTGGAATGGACCGACATCTCTCGCCGACGATATTCCGTCTGTCGGCTCTCCACATCCAACGTACCAAAACATGGAAGTGTCACAATCGCGCAAACTTTCTGAAGTGGCCGGAATGACTCGCTGGGAGATTGATTATGTTGGTCTTTTCAGCGGTGCGACAGTCGGACCGATTGCCTTTGATGATTCGGTTTCAGAGCAAGAATTAGATTTCCAGCAGTTCTATATCACGACCGTATTGAATCCAGGAAGTCCGCCTACGATTCCGGCTTTCTCTACCTATCTGGTCGGATCGATCACGAGCGTGATTCGCTATGAAGGCCGTAGTGATATTTTACGATATGTGGCCAAGGGGAAACCAACAGGACCAAGGTTCCAGAGTTTGGCAAGTCCAACTATCCTCTCTTCATTCGTTCGGCCTAATTCGCGTTCTGCGGCTACATCTCTAGGGAGCATACCTCACATCAGCTATGCTTTTAGTTTCCCGGATGCTGGAGGACCGCAGGCGTTTTCTAGCGGACCAGCCGGAGGAGTGGACGACATCGCGCAGTACATCGGGCCAGGACCATGGGGGTATTCAGGTCCAAACATCTACTGTAGCCAATTCTCGAGCCGAAGTATTAGCCCCAACTGGTACCGGTGCCAAGAGGTCTGGTCTATCCGCTATCTCCCAGGAACACAATTCACGATATGAACCAGGTTTCAGAAATCGAATACCCCGGGATTAAAGTTTTACAGTCCATTTTTAATAAGCTTCGTAGAGCAATCAATCGCCGAACAATTATAATCGGCTCAGGGCTTGATAAATCAGAAACTGAAGGCGGGGTTTTGATCTGGGTCACAAAGCAAGACCAAGCGGCCGCATCCTCGGCCATCGGTACGGCGCCAAGCGGTTTGGCGGGAAGTTGGCAACTCATTACCGTAGTAGATGACGCTTGCGTTAAACGAACCATGTACGTCTGGGGGACGCCACCGGTATGAGCTTCACCGTTCTATCTTGGTGTGATGGCTGCCTTTGTGATCTGTGTGAAGAATGCCTCTGGGCGGCCGGTGTCGGTACCTATGATCCTCACTTTTTCTGCGGTGATCCGATCTGGGGTTTAGAATTGCTGGGAGCTAGTGGAAACAAACCATGTGAACCTACGTCCGGAAATGTGGTTATACCCATTTCTGGAATTTGGTTTAGTTTCTCTTCCACCACTCTTACCAGTGTTCCAATGGCCGTTGCTGGCCCTATTAAATTCCAATGGAACCAATTCTCCGGACTTGTCGATATTTACACCTTTGATCCCTCGATGGGCGGAATCATAACAGATTTTGTGGCAACAACTCCTGCCTTTGCTGGTGACCATGGTGCAGGCGGCGCTCTTATCTATGGATCAAGCTGGAGCGCAAATGTTCAACTTCCACAATCAGGTATAGAGTTAGGAACATTAGGTAACCCTTATCATACCAATAGTGATCCATCAAAATGGACCCAGACGGATTTCTTAGGTTCTGGAACTTTTGATTTTCTAGGAGTATTTCCATACACGGGACCTGATCCTGATGTTGGCGAACGATTTAGTTTTGGCTGGGATTTATCTGCCTACAGTCAGCTCCCTTATCCCTTTTTAACCAATAATATTTTATTCAGTTTTTCTTATGTCGAAATACCTCTCGGTTCTGGCATGTGGTTCCCTGATCCGGGAAGACCCGCAAATAACAGTGACATATATCAACTAGCTACTGTCGGCACTCCGCCGAACGCGGCATGTTTTAGAGTCAATACCCTTGTAGAATGAGAACCTTTGCTGAGAGAGTCGCTGAATGGCGTGAACGGGTTGTAAGTTTCGAACTTCACCATGTGGCAGAGGAGAGGCTCGCCATTTGCAGGAATTGTCCGCATCATCGGGTCAAGATAATTGGTGGTATTTGGTGCAGCCTTTGCGGATGCGGAATGCACCTCAAAACCCGACTTATGGAATTCCAGTGTCCAGACGATCCGCCGAGATGGGAGAGATACTAACATGCAGTTATTTGTCGACATAGATTTACGCAAATCGATTGTCTCCCCTGGGGATCGATCGGCGGCCGCTACGATCGTTTGTTCCAGTCAAGACACGCTCGAGCTGGATGTTTATTTTTGCCAAGCGGGTGCAATTATTGACGTTGGAGCAGGGGCCGCTCTTCGATTCGGAATATTCGCGTCTAGCGCTCTGACTGTAGCCCTAGCCTTAATCCCGGCGATATTTCCCACGTGGTCAAGCGTAACCGCCTATACAGCGGGGCAGGTCGTAAGCCTGAGCGGAGTCAATTACGTTTGCATTCTCTCCAACACGAACCAGACGCCACCGAACGCCACCTATTGGCTGGTGATTCCAGGCTTGACCTGGGCTCGGCAGGGACCGGACGCAAACGGAAATTATTTTTGGCGAGGGCTCCTTTATTGCAATACGACCCAGATGGCCGCGGCGATCGGAGTTCTCACTACTCTTCCGTGTCAGAGTGAGTTTCGCTATCAACTATCCGACGGCGAGGTAGTCCACTCGATCTATTTGGCGTTTTCCGTTTTCCCCGCACTGCTTACCGAGCAGAGCACTTACACCATCATCATTCCGCCGCCTGGTTACCCGGACGCATCGACAATCGAGCTACTGGCGCACAAGGACCAGCCGAGCGGATACGTAGGGCTAAGTGCTGGTTCCAAAATGCCGGCCGCAGAGGTTCCGATCGACGGTACTACTATAGTAGTCGCCAGCAGCCAGCTCCATGTTCCGATCGACAATTCAACCCTGCAGATTGTTGGTGGTCAACTGAAAGTCGCGGGAGGAGTGGGCGCTCCAATCTTGGGAGCGATCGTAAAAACTACTCTCACTGTCCCGACATGGACCGTAGGCGGAACATTCAAGGTGTACCTTACAAATGTTTCTGGTCCAATTTGGGTTGGAGGTGGTGATATAGCTATATTCACGTCATCTGACGGTCTGGTGAATTACGGAAACATGGAAGTGGATTCTCAGAGTAGCGATGGAGGAGGACAGTTTATTTTGCTTCGCGAGAATTTAAATTATGCTATCGCCCTGGTTGCCGGGACCGTTGTGCCGGCAGGATCGTTGGTATTTTTTGGAATAGGACTCCAGACTACCCAGACATCGGTAGGTGCTCCGCTGGTGTCTTACGAGCAAACTACTCCTGACAATTTCTACCCATCGGTCAAGGGGATAAAAACTACGGATCTCTCTGTCAAGGTGATTGATGACAATCTGGACCTTGATTTTCGCGTATCTACTCCGGCATTCGCAGGATTTATTCCTTCTCCAGCGGCCCAGGCATATACCGTAGATCTGGCGGCAGCCACGACGTACAAACTCGTGAAAGTGTACCTAAAAGTTTCTACAGGGACTCTCACCGCGGCGTTAAATAAAAACGGCACGGGAATCAGCGGAGCTACTGCCATCTCAGTATCCAGTACTAGATCCTCGACGGTGATAAGCCAAGTGGTAGCAGTTGATGATCTAATCGAGCTTGTCCTAAGCAGTTTAAGCGGGACACCACTTAATTTCGCCTGGAGCGTTCGAACCCAACCAAACTAAACAAATGAGCATCCCAACCGATCCTTACAATATTTCGCTCTCTGGCTGGCTGGGAGTGCCGGTTCCGTTCAACATCACGGTTTACAGCGTGCCTCCTAACCCCGATGGATCGGGGGGGACGGTGGAGGATATTTCAGGATGGGTTTTCATGTTTACCTTGAAAGAAATCCCGGATGATCCTGATTCTACCGCAAAGTACATGCATGATTTTACTATCGGGCCATCACCAGCGGGCGCTAGCGGAAATACGACCTTCGAAGTTCCAGACACCGTGATGTCGACGCTCAAACAGCTCACCACATATTACTGGGACGAGAAAGTCATTCCTTTGGGTGATACGGAACCTCTAATGCTCATGGCCGGAACAATCGGAGTCAGGCGCACAATAACACTGAGACTAGCCCCATGAGTGATTTTACCGTTGTTCTGGGTGCTCCTCCGATTCAGGTGACGCCCGTCTTAACGCAAAGAGGCTTGCAAGGCCAGGGATTCACTTGGAGAGGCGCATGGTCCGGTGCTACGGCTTACGTCCCGTACGACGTCGTGTCGATCGCTGGAAGCTCATATACCTGCATTCTAGGCCACACCAACCATACCCCTCCGAACTCGACCTACTGGAACATCATAGCCCAGATCGGATCGCCGGGAGCGCCCGGACCGACGGCAGTCAGCACAGACGCGGGTAATTTGGCTGTGCTAGGCACAGATAGTTTGACGCTTGTCCCAGGTCCTGTGAGCGGTAACGCCTCGGTCTCTCAAGTGGTAAAGGGAAGCGACACGCGATTATCGGACGCGAGAACGCCTACCGCACACCAAACGACGCACCGCCGAGGTGGAAGTGATCCCCTTGTATCGGCTTCAGGCGATGCTGCAGCGACGGATTTGGTTCTTGGGAGTGATTCAAGGCTAACTAATGCCCGCACTCCAAGTGCGCACCATACGACGCACGAGCATGGCGGCAGCGATCTGGTGGCTGTAACCTATTCGGATATTCTAAGTCCTCCAACGCTTGGCACAGCAGCAGCTAAAGACATTCCAGCGAGCGGTGACGCCTCTAGCACCCAGGTGGTCTACGGGACTGATTCTCGCTTGACCAACGCCAGGACTCCAACTGCGCACGCGTCCACACACAAGAGCGGTGGAAGCGATTCCATAGCTCTTGATACTCTTGCGGCTCCTACTGATATCACGGCACTGGACGCCACCACTTCAGCCCATGGTCTAATGATAAAGGGCGTAAATGATGTCACTAAGTTTTACCGTTCGGATCTTACGCAAGCTGTTCCACCGACCGCTACAGCTACGACTTCTGGATACGTAAACCCTCCAAATGATCCCACCAAATGGCTAAGGGGCGACGCCACATGGACTACACTCCCCGAAGTATCTTACACGTCGTCCGGTTTCACTGTTCCATCAGTCGGGTCGACGGTTTCCGTCAGCTTTGGCTCTCCATTTCCCACTTGGCCTAGTGTAGCTGGCGGGGCGATGTTTTATTATTCGGATGGCACGAACCGAGGATTTTTAGCTATCCAAAGCTATAATTCGGGGACTGGAGTCATTACCGCACTCAATCTGGGAAATGCCACGGTCGGTCAACTGGTTGCCACTGGCTGTCTTGTCCGTCTCTCAAGTGTGCCTGTTGTCACCAGCCTAGCAGCTGGGCTAATGGCGCAGGCGGACGGAAATGCGACTCATTTTTATTCTTCAGATGGTACGCAGAAGATAATCCCGGGAGCTGGGGCTGGATCGCTTGGGCTTGTTCCCGCGACGGACGTACAGGTTTTCACCTATCCGGCTAATTACGCATTAGTGGGAGCTTGGTCTAGTTCAGTAACATACATAGTTAACCAAGTTGTTACTTCTGGTGGGTTCACTTATGTCTGTATTCTAGGAAACACTAACCAGACTCCTCCCAATGCAACTTATTGGAGTCTGGTTCCCTTATTTACATGGACGAAGCCAACGGTTGGAACACCGAAAACCGTCAGAGTAAAAGCTATTGGAGCAGGAGGAGGCGGAGGTAGTGGTTCCTATGAACCTTCTGGGACAGTAGCTGGAGGAGGTTGCGGCGGAGGTGGAGGAGCCAGAAGTGAAATAGAAATACCTGCTTCATTATTAGGCAGTACTGTTAATGTATCCGTAGGTATAGGTGGTCTTGGTGGCCCTGCAGTGACTTCAGCTGGCCTCGGACAATTTGGGGTAACGGGTGGCAGCTCACTGTTTGGCGCTTCCGGTTCTCAGGCTTTTTGTTGGGCGGCGGGTGGAAATCGAGGTCAAGGAGGTCAAGCGACTGCTGGTGGAGCTGGTGGAGCTGGTGGCAACGGAATGTTCTCGGGAGGAGCTGCGGGAATTGGAGGCGCCGGGGGAAGCGCTGGAGCGGTCGGGAGCGGAGCTAATCAGGCTAACGCTAGTGGAGGGGGCGGAGGGGGAGGTGCGACTCTAGGAACAACGCCGACCGAACGGGTTGGCGGGGTAGGCGCTGACATCCCAATGTTTATCGGTACCACCGTGTCTGGAGGTGGATCGGCTGGAGCAGTCCACGCAAAAGGAGGGGATGGACCCGCGGCCACAAACAGCCAATATGAGCCTGGAGCTGGTGGTGGAGGAGGAGGCAGCTCTACCACGGCCGCAACTGCTGGAGGCGCTGGCGGAGCAGGTGGGCTATATGGTGCAGGAGGTGGCGGCGGAGCGGGGGGATTATCAACGACTACCGGAGGCAGTGGAGCAGGAGGCAACGGATCGTGCGGAGTGGTGGTTGTGACCACCTATTTCTAGAGGGGGTTAGGATTATGTTCAATCATTCAATTTCACAAGTTTTCGCAACGGACGACAATCAAAAATTCTTGTCGAAATCATCTTTTGTAGGCAGAACTCACATCTCTTTCGAAGGCGGCATAGCTGCCAATACCGATAACCAGGAGATAGATTTCGGATTTCAATTAAATAACGCGGGCGGATTTAATCAGATTCAATCGTTGCTATTCTTTTGTACTTCTGCATTAACCATCAAGACTAACAGTTCAAGTTCGCCTACTCAGACCATTGCTCTGTCAGCCGGGGTTGCACTTATCTGGAATATTGGAAGCCAGACTTCATGCCCTATAACCGCTGACGTAACTAAGCTGTTTCTGTCCAATGACACACCGAGCGGGGCCAGGGTGGAGATGCGCGTACTGCTTCAGTAGACTTATCGAATCGGAGTAATATAGGAAATCTGCACGTCGGAAACTGGACCACCAAAGGGACTATTCCATGCTGTGATCCATCGCAGAGCGTTAGATCGGCTCAATACGCCATCCTCTTTGATCGGGTGGCTGGTTTCGTTGTCGGCTAACCAACCTTGTCCATCCGAGGTTTTGAACCAGACTATGACGTGCATTTGGCTTTTCCCATTATCCCACCAGATGTAATGAATGCGAGAATACGGGACTTTCATCCGTTCGAGAGTATTTCCCAGATTCAGTGCGTATTCGGTGCAGTGGCCTTCCTGGTGTTTTCCAGGAATGCGTGATTGAACGATCTGATCCGCTTGTTGAGGAGTTATCCCGCTCGCTAAGATAGGCAACGCCATGGCGATAAATGTTAGTAGTTTTTTCATATTGTTTTTCTAACAGGTGAGTGTCGGGCCGTGGCGAGCCGGTCCCCTCGGATTATTCTCGCCTGTTTCCGCGGATCGGACCGCGCCTGATCAAGGCTACGACCCGGCACCCATATTTATCTACCTGGTTCCTCTTCCCGCTCCGCCAGAGCATCCGGTGCTATAAGTACGAACACCCAGCCTGATAAGCTTTCCGTCGGGACCCACTTGCCACGTTGCATCTGTGCCGCCTCCTGCGCCCCCTACACCTGCTGAGCTACTGATTATTCCAGAGCCTCCGGATCCTACTGGGTAGCCACAATAGATTCGTAACTCGACCTTTGGATCCGCTATAATTTTGGTCCCATCCTTTAAAACGATGACCGTCTTGCGTTGCCTCCAGGGAATTAATCTTTTTAGGATTGCTGTGATTTTCATATTTGTATTTATTGCTGCTTTTGCGCGAATTATTCCTGGTCATTCCGCTACCGCTCCCATCGGCGTAGCGAGATACGCTTTATTCCAGTATGCATCATGGTTCTCAATCCCGGCGCAGCCGCACAATAGCAGAATCACGGCCACGGTAACCAGTGCTAGTGTCCAGAGCACTACAGGAATCCCCAGCGCGATGGTTGTCATTTCGTACCAGACCGGTTGGCGTTTCCTGGTATGTTCCTCCCGATATTGCTTCGAGGCAGCTTTTCTAGCGATATAGCACGTATCGCAGATTCCGGTTCCAACGTCCGTGTCATCACCGAAAATCTGGCCACAATCGACACACTTCGTTCGGATCGGCCTGCTCATTTTTATTTACCTTTACGGAGCTTCGCCTCTGCCCAGTCTGCAATCTCGGCGTCTCGTATAGGGTCGAGGAATCCCCTGTTGCTTCCGGTAGCTCGGCCGCCCCTGGGATTCATGATCGCCAGATAGATGGATGGCTCGTCACAGCTTACAAGCTCAAGGCCGCTAACCGACATCAGGAGTTCGATCATTTTATTTTATGTCCAGGTGCCAGTAAGTAAATTCAATAACCGAATAGGTTTGGGACACGAGTCGTACTTGAGGTTCGGATGGATCAAAAGAGTGACCCACAGATGCAATCCAAGTTACTGGCCAGTATTGACGGCCCTGGAAATCGTAAGGACCCTCCAGCCAGAATTCACCAGATTTATCCACTACGAAAACCCCCTGATGTCCATTAGAGCCTTCGACGATGATAGACTTCCCTGCCGCCAGAGTAATGAGTTGAGTTCTATCGACGACAAACTGGAAGGTGGTTTGGCAGATACCCATGTTACAAAACGACAGAATCGCCGCTATTAATATTAATTTAATTTTCATTTCTTCCTCTTCCAAATGACGATTAGCGCTATTCCCCGTCGATTAACCATCGCTTGAATTCTAGATCTACCCATTCGGCTCCCATTTCTTCCAATGTCACGCCTTTACAGCGCAAGGCGGCAGCTAGGCCGCCTACGAAATCCCTTTTCCTCTGCGCCTGGATCGGATTCTCACGCTCCCATTTTTTTAGAAGATCCTTTTGCCGCTCGATCACGGCTCGATCACTTCTGATAGTCCTCGTAGCTCGCGCTTGGCTAGCATTAATTGATTTTTGGCGACCGCTCATTGGCTCTCCTCGACAGTAAACAGTTGACCGCAGCAGAGGCACTCCCGATGCTCATATTCTCCTAGGTCGTCGTCGAAATTGCGGATAGAGTGTTCGTGCCTCCAGCGGCCTTTGTCTCCCTTCGGCATAGGATGATCCCAGTCGCAGACTTGGTATTCGGAATCTCTCATTTCTTATCTTCCTATTTTTGCTAGGTCATACCACGCCCTCACGCATAGGAAGCATCCATCAATGGTTACCGCCATTTGAACTAGCTCTTCCCAGTCCGGGTAGTGCCTAACTCCAGGCACTTCAGGGAACATAGTTTTGCGTCGGGCTATGTCAGCCTCGTAGTTTTCTTTTGCCAACTTCAAGATGATTGGATCGCTCATTTTCCCTCTCCTTTGCGTCGCGCTAATTCTCGTTCCATTTCGACGAACATAAGATTACTTGGAAGCCCTTCCTGTAATCTAAGGATTTCCTCGTCCGAGAAGCGCAGCCAGCGGTTGGTGCTAAGTTGCCTGATCTCAAGCATGAGTTCCTTAATACGCGTCTCGAGTCCTTGCCCGCATTCCCATGAATAACCAAAGCTCATTCGGCCGCCTCTTTCGTTAGTTCCCTCAGCGCTTGTTTCAGATTGCTCCGCGCCTCGAATAGTTCTTTTGGGTTCATTTGGTCACCGTCCATGCGGCCGGCGTTGCATCGCCGGGAAGATATAATGGATGCTTGGGCTGCGATTCTTGCGAGACTCCGAGACAGTGGATTTTTCTTCCTACGAGTCTATTAATCACAACCTTAGATCGGTTTAAGAATGAGCCTCCGTTCCCCCAGGCCGCAATTGTTATCTCTGCATCGGAAACGGCTGCATCAATCCTTAGATCGTTACAAGGCCCAACCGGATCGCTAGCAGCTTTCATATCTTTTGGTTCCGATGCTCTAAAGGAGAACAGGTTAACCAACTCGAATTCATTGAATCCCCACGTGCTCGAGAAATTCTTGATTCTTCGAACGGTTGGATCCCCTCGCGCCTCATCCGCCGTCGAAGGATTAAGGCAAATCCAACAGATCCGTTTCCTTGGGACCACTAATTCGTCCCATCGGTGAATCAGTGAATAACGATAAACGCGGTCACCACTAAAAAGGCAATCGTTATTCATTTCCCCTCCCTCCAGGCGCGATAGGCTTCGTCCGTATCCCGGACCTTGACCATCCTCTTCCTAGCGTCAAGTCCAGCCTCAAACGCCTCTGTGCGCGCCTGCTCGACCTGTACCTCCGCTTCTGCCATTGCGGCTTGATAACCCTCGGCAAATGCGTCCAGCTTGGCGCACTTCACTCGCTCCTCGATCTGCGCCTCGGCGCGCAGCGCGCATTCATGCCACATCAACAATCCGACGCTCATCATGGCTTTATTCCTTACGAAAGCGTATTTGTCAGCGTGCTCTTTTGCTGCTTCGTCTGATAGGTCGTCGTTCATTTCCCCTCTCTCCAGGAGAGATAGTCAGCCTCTCTGATCTTAGCTCGCTTCTCGTTTGATTCAGTACCGTTGGGAGGAACTACCCGCCATCCAGCCTCAAACGCCTCCCTGCGCGCCTTCTCGATTTCCTCATCGTAGAGAGATTTCAGGACGAATAGTGCCTTGTCTTTCACTTTAATCCACCGGTTGAGTTCCTCGATATGAGCCTCGGCGCGGCGACGGCATTCAGCCCAGCCTTGACAGAAACAACCCTTGCAACAAATGCAGGGGTTTTGCGACAGTTCTGCAGCTAATCCATCTGATAGATCGTCGTTCATACGTCTAGATAACCGCATTCGTTACACTGATATCCGTTAGTAACGTCGTTCCACTCGTTCTGTCCACACCTGGGGCAGTCGGGCAGTTTATCCGGATCAGCTCTACGCAACCGGTTCATCTGCCAATTAAATACTTCGTGTTGGACGTCCTCATCCTCCAGCTGCCCATGAGAGAGAAAACGGTAGGCGACGACGGCTAGACTCAAAGAAGCGAACAAGCAACTTGCGATACCGCAGACAAATCCAATCCAGAATTGGCTCATGTTCTAGAGTTCAATGCCTCCATGGTTTCTTTGCGCAATCTTGGGTCCGCAATATCTGAATACAGAATTAGCCATCTGGATAGTAAATTGAGCAGCTTTTGTATTTCAATGTCGGCATCGTTCAAAGGTCTACCTCCGCTTGCAACTCCATGATGGTAGCAACTGCACCAATCCATTTGCAGTTCTTTGGGTAAACCTCGACTAGATCACGCTCGATCTCTACAACGGTGAGCGCCTCTCTAGCGATGCCTGTCCTTTTGGCCACGGCCTTGATAGCGTCCTGTAGGCTGCTGGCGTCCTCTTTCCGGCCGCCAATGTACTGAATCTCCCAATAGACCTGTACCATCGTCCCGTGACCGCGGTAGGCGCCCTGAGCCTCAGCCTCCATGAAGTCGGAGTATTCCATTCCGCTCATTTCTGCGTCCTCCAGGCGCGGTACGCTTCGTCTCGCCATTTCTGTATAGCCGGTTCAATTGGAGTTCCGAAGCCTTGGGCTTGCATGGAATCAAAGATCGATGTGATGCCAGCATCGAACGCCTCTCTGCGCGCCCACTCGAGTTGCGCCTCGGACCGGCGGCGGCATTCTCGCCAACAAATCAAGCATCGCGGATTCTCGCGTAAAATATGACCATACGTTCTTTTTGTACTCATGAAACGCTTCATCCGACAGATCATCATTCATTCCGCTGCCTCGGAGTTCGTGCGTTCATTTTTTAGTGCTTAGGAACGAACCACAACAGCATCTGGATTGCTCCGGACACGAAACCATTGCCTGTCTTGACGGACGACTATTGATCTTGCTCGATTGGTCGCGTCTGAACGGACTTCATTTAGACGACCAAGCGTATAGCCTCCTTTGTCAAGAGCGCTGAGTTCTTCGTATTCATGCACAGTTAGAGGTGCCATAGTCAGAGTTTCAAAGCCGTAATTCGTTTTCATACCGTCACCATAAACGTACGAATTGATCGAATCAAGCTAAATTTCGCTTGCGTGAGCGAATTGTGCCATGTAATCTTTGGGCATGAAACCCACAGATCTTCGACTTTTCGTCATCAAGTGCATGGACCGGTATTGGATTCACCCCGACAGCCTATCCCTTGGTAGTGCATCCCTAACGCTCGATCCTGGACTGGCCCAGCGGTTCAGCATGCCCGCAGCCAACCACTGGATTAGGCAAGCTGCTTTCGCGAAGTCCTACACGGTGGAATACGCGCCGATCCAGGAAAGGTTGTAACCATGATGGTTATATATGGCGGAGTTCCGGATGCATCATTTGAATACCTTGGGAACAGGGTTGTAATTAGGCGCTCAGGAAACGATCAAAATGAGTTCGTCGTCACGATAGGCGACAAGATCTATCAAGCAAGGGGAACGCTATCTGAAGTTAAGGAAATTGTTCAACGAAGGATTAAGCAGTCTGATGAAAGTTAGATTCATAGGGTCTCCGGAAGATCATGCTAATCCAGAGCATTTCACCATTAGGGATATTCCAGGTGTTTCAATTGCACAATTGCCTTCACTCCTGAACGTGCAGGTCCCTGGTAAATTGGTACCTATAGGGGTAAAAATGGCGGCAAACAATCAGATACTAGAGCTTAATCCACAACGACTCTACGTACTTCGCCGGTTTCGACACGAATTCTCACGCCCAGAACTCAGCTTCGATGAACCCATCTACATTTGGACGGAAGTGGAGCCAAAACTATGACTAAAAAAAATGAGCTGATGACGGTCGAGGAAGTAGCCCTTCTTTTGCGCATGAGCGAGCCGACCGTTAGGCGCTTGGCGGCTTCGACTCAACTTCCTGGAGCGATAAAAGTGGGAGGCCAATGGCGTTTCAACCGCGCCGAACTAACCCAGTGGCTGGAAGCAGCCGAAAGGTAAACATAAACATTTTCTTGTTTGTCAGCTTAGAATGTGTCGTGATCCTCTGGGTGGTCGTCATGACGATCCTCTCGGAACGGAAAGGCAAGAAGTGACAAATAGAACCAGGGATACGTTATTGGATCGACTTCGGTTTTGCGTGGAACTTCTTAAGCTGGCATCAACACCTAAATCACAGGATGCGGTTATCATCACACTATCGGAAATCTGTGAAGCACTACTTCTAGAAGAGATAGAATGACTCTGGAGATTTACAACGCATTTAGAGAATAAATTATGAGTAAAGACATCATCACGCTAGAAAGTAAGGCGCAGCAACTCGATGAGGCTGCCGCCAAGTATAGCGCTGCGCTTAGCACCGAGAAAAGTCCCTTCACTGCGGCACTTGTGCTCGCTCAGGGAATCAAGGCGCTGCGCGGGCTACTGACAGACGACATCATGAACGAGATCATGGCCCTGGCCGACACGCCCTTGGGTTTCATGACTGACAAAAAGGACAAGGGGGGTTATGCTCCAAAGGAGATTAAAGACGCGATCATCGAGGCGAGCTTGAGAGGTTTTCGGGTAGCAGGGAATGAATTCAATATTATAGCGAGCCGATTTTATGGCGCCAAGAGCGGACTTCATAGAAAGGTAATTCACTTCCCTGGATTGACCGATTTCAAGGAAACATTTTCCGTTCCTAAGTTTTCCCAGAGCCGTGACGGCGCGATTGTAACCGCGAAAGCAACCTGGATACTCAACGACAAAGACGGCAGAGCTATAAGACAGGAGCTATTCCCTGGGGAGCGAGAGTTCGCGATCCGTTCCAATGCTGGCAGTGGAGTGGACGCTATCATAGGGAAGTGCCAGCGCAAGCTTTACGCCGCAGTCTTGAACCAACTGCAAGGCATCGTGACGCCCGACGGAGAAATAGACGACTCGATATCCACAGAGGCTACCGTGGTCACTGAATCCAAGGAGAAGGCGCAGGGTCCGGAGCCCACGGAAGGCACTTGGGAAGGAAAGCTGACCAAGGTCGAGAGAAAGCCGTACGCGACAGGAAAAGAAGAGGAAGGATGGTATTTCATCCTAACGATAGACAACGGATGGAGGGCCTCCACTTTATCGGAGTCGATACACGAACAGGCCGAGATAGCTGTCGGGCTGGATGTTCGGATGGAAGTGAAGGCCGGCAAGTCACGAGGGAACTTCAACATCGAGAGTTTCGAAGTTCTGAAACCTCAGCAAGAAAAAACTGCAACGGAGCAGGACGACCTGCCGATGGAATGATCTATCTAACACAGGACCAAATCACCCTCGTTTTTATAGGTGGTTTCATATTTGGCAGTCTTCTGAGTAGCGCAACCTGGCGGCTGTTTTGTTATATCCGCTCGCTAGTCCTAATAGATCGGGCATTCAAGCTAGTAAAGAAGGGCACAATGAGCGCGGAGGAGTACAGAGCCATTCTGGATGAGTTCAAGAAATGAGAGTCAGAACTACCCTCAATGAAGCAAGCGCCCTTGAGAATGCTTGCGTAATCATTTCGGCATTCGTCGGTCGCGAATATAAAGAATGCGTACGAATTTGGTTCGGTCCTGACCAGTTAATAAAAACCAAAACGCAGGCCGACAAAATTGCTCAGGATGTAAGGGTTAGTTTGGGGGCCAGGTTTATATGAGATCAAAACTGTTCCGTCCTTCATCCGCTCCTGCACTCGAAATTTGTACGCATTTTCACAGCCTAGAAAAGGAAACAGACGAGACAGAAACCGGAGATCTTTTCCACCGAGACTGTGCATCTATTTTTAAGGGAACAAAAGTCCTTGAAGACATACCTAAGAGCAGACGTGATAAGATAGCTTGGGCTGTGTCGGTACAGAAACAGTACGTGCCGTGGGTGACAGGGGTCGAGCGTCAGATAGATCTCTACGGCGAAGCAGATCAATTCATAACGAGTGGGACGATCGATTTGGATGGAGAGACAGAGTTTGAAGGGATTCGTATTCCATCCTTACTCGATCACAAGCCCGGGGATTACATAGATAGAACCGCTCAACTCACTACCTACGCTCTGGCGCGCATGGATGAGGCGGGATCACATTACTGCCAGATGACAGCGGCGTTCTACAACCAGGGGCACGTAGAGAGCCAAGTGATCAGCTACGCGTATGCTCAAGAGAGGGTGGCGAAGCTAGTAGACCGCCTGATGGGACGGCGAGGTCCAGAGCTGCACAATATATCGATCTGGTGCTCGTTCTGCGCGGTCCGTATGAGTGAGAGGGGGTGCCCAGCTTGGGAGGCCATGCGGCTCACGCTTGCAGAGCAAAAAGGATTCCCGGCCGAGTTATCTTTCTCATTGGCGGCTTTAAAAATTGACCCAGAAAAGCGCGCTAAATTCATTATCGCCAAGAAGCATTTTGATTCTCTTTGTGATGCTTACGAACTCGAGAAGGATGCTTTAAAAGACATCCTGGATGGCAAGCCAGGCTACGGTCTCAAGAAGCAATCACGAGGGTTCTCACTAGTGATCGATAAACAGTACAACCCAGAACTAGAAACGAAACTACTACCAAATGGCGGGCAATAATAAACGATCCCAGCTCTTTCACAAGCTGACACCTGAGCAACACAGATACGTGATAGACGGCCTAGAAAAACTCTGGGCCGAAGCATTCGAGAATCCGGACGCGAGCCTGCAGGAGATTAGGCCGCTGTTCCTTCTGCTGCAACAAGCCAAGCGTGAGTATCAGCAACGTGCTGGCGTACCAACCGGTTGGACTGATTCAGTGAACCCAAAAGTTGGGGACAGGATCAGCGTAGCTGGTGTAGAACACATCGTCAAAGGAGTGTCGGACTCAGGATTTACCGCCGTACCAAAGGAGTAACAGAATGGAGATTGATAATTTAGCAGACCATATACTGTCTTGGAGACTTCAGCTCGAAGAAGCGCGAGCAGAGATTGCTGAGATGCGGAAAAACCGTTGGCTTCTGTTCTCGAACAATGAATTAAATGAGATCATCCTGAACACCTGCATGATGGATCAGTATGGGTACGTCACGGAGATCCTGGAACCTGCGTTCACTATGAAGAGGGACATTGACGCAGAGATAGACAGGAGAAAGGCTGCCAAATGAGCGATCTACCAAAACTTTCCGGCGCTAAATTCAGGACAATCGGTGAGTTAAAGGCATGAAATCTATGAGCACCATAAAACAAGAGATTTCCAAATCTACCTTCCCTTGCAGCTGGTGCGGGGATATGATCGAAAAAGGATCCACTTATTTTGCGTTTTCTAACTACGTAGAAGATCGAGGATTCTGTGGTAGAAATCGGCACCACCCAGAATGCCAGCGAGCGTTAGAAAGGTATATGGCTGAAAGATGGGTGCTTAGAAATCATTTCCGGGGAACATCAGATAAGAGAGACGAATTCAATGGGGAAGTATGATTCTAAGAATAACAGTAAACTACCGTACGCCCAGCCAGAACTCTTTCAAGTGGGCGCATTGGTCAAAGAGCCGAAAGCAGCAAGCAGAGGCATGGCGCGCATTAATGTCAGGTTTGTTACCTACCGTGTTCGGCTACTCGATCCTGACAACCTCGCCGGAGGCTGCAAGGATATTATTGACGGCTTGCGACACGCTGGCCTTATACCTGGCGACTCGCCAAAGGAAATCACGCTCCAGACCGACCAAGAAAAGGTCGCGCGTTACGCTGACGAAAGAACAGAGATTGAAATTCAATATCCCTCCGGCCGCGAACCGAAAGTCACCAAAGACCCGCGTACTGGACGGGACAGAATCACCTTTTGAATGATTAAGTTGCCGCCAACTGATCCAGATCCCTTGGAACTTATATTAGGAATTATCGCTGCTAGTGTTTTAACAATATTGGTTGTGTTGATCATTTTTGTCACCGTCCACTTCGTTCTTAAATTCTGGTGATTTGAATGATAGGAAACACCTATTGGGAGAAAGGTCGGCCCGTTGTCGTCCTGATTCGATGGGGAAAGGGTGGAGGACCACGCAACGTATTGATTCGGCGAGCGGATGGCACCAAGGCTGTACGACCATTCAGAGGACTCAGGAAACCTAAAGAATGACAACGCAAAGATGGTTCGACCTGATGGATAAGATCAGCAGCATCGAACGTGAAGATGACATCTACGGCGCCAAGATGGACATCTGCGAAGTGCTTCGGGAAATTCTGATCGATCTCAGGCCGGATAAAAATTAGGCTTGATTTATGGGCGTTCATTGTTGACGATGTGTCGACAATATGAGCTGGTCAAAACTTTTCAGTGACTTGGTTTGTTCCTCAATCTGGAACGAAGATGATGCAACCCGAATCGTTTGGATCACCATGCTTGCCATCAAGGGACCTAACCATATTGTGCGCGCTACGGTTGGCGGGCTTGCTCATCAAGCACGTGTTCCCTTGGACGCGTGCCGAGTAGCGATCAATAAACTCTCAAACCCGGACCCTGACGGTCTTGGTCAGCCCTACGAAGGGCGAAGAATCCAAGAGGTAGACCATGGGTGGCTGGTTCTAAACGGAGCGGCCTACAGGGATCGTAGAGACGAGAGTTACAGGAAAGTGTATCAAGCCGAATGGATTAAGGCTAAGCGAATAAAGCGTAAGCTGTCGACAAGTCCTGTCGACGTCGACACCAAGTCTACAAGCGTTGACACGAGTAGAGTAGAGCAGAGTAGAGCAGAGAAGAAAGACATAGACCAGCCTCATCAGGGGTTAGACCCCGCGCGCGAGCCGAATGAGCGAGCTGGTGAGACTGAGGGCGAAGCTTTTTTCCTTTCTGCTCGAGGGCCGACTAGAAAGCTGCCGAGGCCAAAGAGCGTCGAAGCGTTTATCGCCGGTGCAGCGGCCATAGGGATACCAGAACAGGATCTGCGGGATCAGTACGCCCTCTGGGACTGCGCTGACTGGCATGATGGCCTAGGTCAGCCTGTCTGCGACTGGAAGCGCGCTCTGATCAGCCTGAAGCAAAAGAACTGCCTTCCAAGCCAGACGAGAAATGGAACACACAAACGACAAAAGAGAGATACATGCCTTTGAACTCACAGAATCAAACCGAGCAACAGATCCCGCAGGACCTGATAAGCGAAAAAGCTTTGATGTCCTGCCTTCTAGGAAATCCTGCCCTCCTTTCCGAGATACCGGTCAATATGTTTTGGATGGCCAGTCACCGGATCGTTTACGAATCGATCCAGAGATTAGCAAAAAATCCGAAAGTGAAGCAGATGGACTTCGCTGTTTTGAGAACAGACATTTCTTCCAGATCACAGCTCGAGGATGCCGGAGGGGTCGAGTACCTCAATGAAATCTGGGGATTTTGCCCAACTCCTAGCGCTTGGGCCTACTACCGGGATAATCTCGATCTTGTTCGTAGGCACAGGGAAGCCGTCCTGGTAGCCATGGAAGTCCAACGCGCCGAATCCTCGGAAGAGGCATTGATGGCGATGGATAATCTAACGCGGGGTGCGCAGTTTGTTCCTGGAACCATGCGGCACATCAGCGAGGTTCTGAAATCTCTTCCGGATTATCTCGAGAATAGGGCCATACAACGCAACTCCGTGGTTCGATTTGGCATCCAGAAGCTGGATGAAATCCTTTGGATTGGCAAAGGTAGCCAAGTAGTGATCTGCGCTGAAACCGGAGGAGGGAAGACTTCATTAGCCGCGCAAGCCGTAGCCGCTAGCGAGAACCAAAAGTGGGGCATCTTTACTCTGGAAATGGAGGCGGAGGCGATCGTTGCCAGGCTAGCAGCCAACGTAGGATCTATCGCCCTTAATCGTCTCTACCGAGGATCCCTTACTCCTCCAGAATGGCAATCATGGAAGGAGCTATCCGAGGATTTTAAAGAACGGAAGATATGGCTAGATGACCGCCAGACAACCGTAGCGCAGATCGGCAACGTTTGCAGGGCTCTGCAGCGTTCTCACGGTCTAGACGCAATTGTGGTGGACTACCTGCAGCTGGTGACGCCTTCTGTTCGGCACAAGGATTCTCGCCAGGAACAGGTAGCCGAGATTAGCCGGTCTTTAAAGAATTTAGCCATGGAACTCAAGATAGCAGTCATCACGATGAGCCAGCTTAATGACGAAGGGCGGTTGCGAGAATCCAGGGCCATCGGTCAAGATGCAGACATCGTGCTGCGGATCACCGAATCAGAGATATCGATCGACAAACATAGGAACGGAGCCAGGGGATCTGTCCCTGTTCGATTCGTAGGCCCTCACGTCCGATTCGAATGATAATTGAAATTAAAACCCCGCTAGATCCGAAACAGGCCGAAAGATCGGCTAGAGAGTTTTACACAAAGATTTTTCGACTCAGGAAGATAAATACTAAATGCAAACAACATCACAGTTCAAAGTCGGCACGAGACTCCGGAACATCAAAATAGACAGACTGGGAACAGTTACCGATATCCTTCCACTAGCGGTTGGCTCGCGTGATTCACAACTGGAAAGGTTTGCCGTCTTATTCGATGACCAATCGAAGGGGGTATGGTTCAGCCACGATGCCTCTAGGTGGTTCACTGCTGTAAAGAAATCGCGTAAATCACCAAAATAGTGCTTGCCATTCTGGCGGATTACGCGAATATAGAGGTATGAACAACAGATTATCATTAGAGGCTCTTCTGAAAAGGATCGTGGCCGCTAGGGAAGCCGCTTGTTGGTACGGCATCGGAGATGATGTGGCGATGGCCAAAGTCTGCTCTGATCTTAGGGAAGCCCACCAGGTAGTTAGCGAGCGGGTGGCGACCATCCAGGCCTTAGACCCAGCGCAAGTTCGGGTCGCTAGGATGTTTGGATTGGATAACAGCAGTGTTTGGGGCCGATAATATGGAAAGACAAACTGTCTGCTACTACTGCGCGAGAGACGTGACGGAGAGTGATTCTGTCCCTGGAGTCAACGACTATGAATCATGGGAGGAACTTTCACGATATCACGCTGAAGATTGCGAATGGATTAGAACCCGAGCGCATCGACTTCCGATTCATCGATTCGAAAACGCTTTCGAATCCTTGGGAGATCCTTCGCCGAAGCAAGCCGAATCAGCTAGAGAATACGCTCGCGGATTTCTTCCGATGTTTGTCGAAGATTCACCGGGACAATACCGAATAGATGCCCTTATTGGCCACACTCGCATCGGATCAGCAACCGAACTCAAATGGTGGGACGATCTGTACGATGCAACAGAAAACAAGCAGCCTTACGATTGGGCTCCAGCCGATTGGAGTGGCACTATCAGCGAGGATAAACTTTTGGATTTCTTGGAGAAGGCGGTCCAGCAAGTATGACCTTCGCCGAACAGCTGGAATCTATTCGGGAACGGCTAGGCCTGACTCAGACCGAGTTGTCCGATCTGTTGGAAGTCCCTCGGCGCACGCTGTGGGACTGGGAACATGCGGTAAGCGTTCCTCTTCCTGTTACACAAGAGGGAGTCATGGTTCGGTTGCAAAAGGCGGCTAAATGAGTTCGACACGACATCCAGGCCACCAGAAACACAGCGGAAAACGCGATCGTATTCCTATCGAGGAGCGAGGAAACGGGGCTATCATCAGCCGAGCGTGCGATCGGTTCTTTCGAGATCGAAACCTATCGATGCCTGACCGCCTTCTGACAAGACAACAGCGACAAGAAAGAGATTAAAAATGATCATCATCGGATTGGGTCTATTGGCCACCGTAGGACTCGCGGTCCTGCAATTTGTGCTGTCGCAGGAATGAACCTCAAAGAAAAGCTAGATAAGCTGTACGACGCGTACGGAATTTGGCTTGGCGATCACGATTGCCCGTATGGACGGAAGGGTGAATTCCTTGTCGTTCAGATCGATACCGATGAGGCTTTTGAGATCAGTGCCGCCACTCAGGAAGAGGCAGCGGACAAATTGCTTGCAGCATTCGAGTCCACTGATCCGCATGCATTCGATTCGATCTATTCATGACTTTTACCCAGCCATCAGAACTCGAGATTGCAATCCGAAAGATAGCAGGCCGCTCTCCGGTTGGCTCAATCTTGGGATCCGCTGAATGGCAGGACGTTCCGGTGGCGCTTCGTGACAGAGCGTTCTTTAGCGCCACGATCGAAAATGCTAGATTCCTGAATACTGCCCAGAGTTTTCTTAACGATTTCCTTAGGAATACGCGCGAGACTCTACCGTCCGGAGAGACTGCTCTTAAGGCGGATGGCCGTGCACGATTCATAGCGGGCATGCAACAGCTCGCCATCGAGGAAGGTATTGGCCCAATAGGCAAGATCCAGGACAAGAGCGTGCGAGATATACGCTCCAACGCGCGCCTAGGGCTCATATTCGATACGCAAGTCCGTAGCGCGTATCACTACGGGAATTGGCGCTCCGGACTCACTGGGCCGATCCTAGAGGCCTTCCCGGCCCAGAAATTCGTTCGATACCCAGGGGCCAAGGTTAAACGGCCGCTGCATGAACGAAACGAGGGACAGATCCGCCTCAAGAGCGATCTAAAGTTCTGGCTCGAGATGAACTCGCGCGAGATCGGCGGATTCGGAGTGCCTTGGGGGCCATGGGGATATAACTCGTGGATGGATGTGCGAGACGTAGGCAGGAAGCAAGCTGTGGCCCTTGGACTGATCCGCGAGGACCAGAAACCTAAACCAATCGAGGCTCACGATTTCAATCATGAACTTCAGGCTAGCGTCAGCGATCTAACCCCAGACCTGATTGAAAAACTCAAGGATGTCTTTGGTTATCAAGTGAGATTGAACGGGGATGTCCTTGAATGGGCGTTAGCGGATTTAACAAATGACTAATTACAGAAAATTCTTAGCCAGTAAAAGAAAGCCATTTAGAGGGGTTGCTACTTGATCCAGATTATCAATGGATATACATTAACCGAGCTGCGAAATCTACCAAGCGAGAGCGTTCAATGTTGCGTCACATCTCCCCCTTATTGGGGACTTCGCGACTACGGAATAGACGGACAGATGGGGTTAGAGAATACGCCCGAGAAATACGTCGGTGGAATGGTTGATCTGTTTCGCGAAGTTAAGCGGGTGCTGCGCGATGACGGAACGCTTTGGCTGAATCTAGGGTCAAGCTATGCAGGTTCTCGCCAAGGTGGAAATCCAGTTGATAGCGCATACCAAAATCAAAAAACTAACCGAGGTTCTTTTTCTTATGAAAAGCGCCCCAACCAATCTCATTACGATGCTCTTGCATGTGGCAACGGTGACAAAGAACCTCTAAATTATCGCTTTTATGGTCGTGCTTGTCCCGATTGCGGTGATGAACTGACAGCCTGCTCTCGGAACCGTCGTGACCGCACCTCTGACACTTCCCAACAGTCTCTACTATCTGAGCGGCGCCTTTCGCAGAAAGGCCATGATAACGGGAATTTGGATTCCGCTTTAACATCTCCTGGCGTTTCTCCTCCCTCCTTTGATCAGACCACCATTCCTTCATTGCCTTCGAGTGCTCAGGTCGGTGGCGACCCTTTAGGCGCGGCTTCGGCTTCCCACAAAGGGCTTTCGACATCAGTGCTCGGTGTTCCTCTGTCCGATCATAGGTTGGCTTGCATTGACGACACATCAAAGACCGACCGTCCATCATTCTCCCGCAACCAGGGCACGACCTACGTTTGTACGGCATGCGGGTATTCAACCAGAACGTACCCGGAATTCAAGCCAAAGGATATGATTCCTATTCCTTGGATGGTGGCGATTGGCCTTCAAGCCGATGGCTGGTATCTGCGCAGCGATATTATCTGGCACAAGCCGAACCCGATGCCTGAGAGCGTGACCGACAGGCCAACCAAGTCTCACGAGTACATTTTCCTACTCAGTAAGTCGGCGAACTATTACTATGATGCGGAGGCAATTAAGGAGAAAGGAAACGGATTCAATGGGTCGTCGTTTACTTCGAGACAAGATTTAGCCACCAAACCAGGACTAGGATTAGGCGAACGTCAAGAGTCTGAATTTCGCAACAAGCGGACCGTCTGGACGATCGCAACGCAGCCATACGCCGAGGCGCACTTCGCGACGTTCCCCGAGGAGATCCCAAGGCTCTGTATTATGTCCGGATCCAAGGTAGGAGACACCGTTCTTGACCCATTCGCCGGAAGCGGCACAACGCTAAGGGTGGCGATTGAACTAGGGCGTCGCGCTATCGGCATCGAACTCAACCCAGAATATTGCAAGCTTATCGATAGGAGATGCCAGACCACGGTCGGGATGCTCTAAAAGTCGATTTGTCTTGACGCGACAAAGCTTTCCCCTGTATTTGGGAGCATCGCTCACAAAGACCATAGTGGCAGTAACGGGAATGGGAATGGTGAAAAGCCTAAGGGTAAACCTAAGGGAAAGGTTGCTGTAAATCTGACCCGGTTTGACGACAGTTGCTTCGATATCCTGCTCCAGGGAATCAACTCGGGATTAACCATAACCCAGGCTGCTAAAGCCACCGGATTTGCTCGCCAGACCGTTTATACGTACCTCGCAAGGAACCAGGACAAGCTGGACGCGATAAAAAGGGAATCTGAGGCTAATTGGCTTTCTAATCTCGAGCGGCTTGCTAAAACCGACTGGCGTGCTTTCGCTTGGCTGCTGGAACGCAACTTCCCCAAGCGTTACGCGCTATTTACGGTCCAGCGTAATGAGATCAGCGGTTCTCTTCGCATGGACTCCAAGGTTGAGATGGTGACTGAGGCTGAATTGATCGAGATGAACCGCGAGGCGGCCGAGATCGCTAAAGAGGCGCCAAGTTTTGATCGCCAGCTGAATGGCCAGAACTAACAGGACATGGACGTCAAAGATTGGCATTCTCCAATTCGCTCGCGCCTATCTTGGCCTGAGGCTTTACCCATGGCAGCGCAAGATACTTCTAGCTATTGAGGCCGGATACCCGGTTGCCGCCCTAGTGTGCAATAATGGCGGGAAAAGCTCGGTGATCATTCCTACCGCGGTCCTATGGTTTCTTTACAATTGGCCGGCTGGACGCTGTAATGTTCTCTCAGGATCTTGGAAGCAGGTGCAAGACTACGTCTGGCCGGGAATCAATAGCTTTGCTCACCTTCCATACTTCGAGGGGTGGGAATTCCAGACCACCGACCTAAAGACGCCATCTGGAGGATTCGCGTCCGGAATGTCCAGCGACGATCCCCGGCGAGTTGAGGGAGCACATGAGGGGCAGAATTCTCCTTTCTTTTGGATCGTCGACGAGGCGAAATCTCTCAACGACACAATTTTTGATGCGGTGATGCGATCTACCGCAAGCTTTTTTCTAACGACGAGTTCAGCAGGATCAGCAGAAGGTCGTTTCTATGACTGTTTTAACGTGTTGCGTTCGCTTTTCTGGACGATCAAAGTCTCGAGTTTCGATTGTCCGCACGTAACCGACGATCAGCGGGCCTACGATCTGGCTTACTTCCGGAACGAATCCAACCCGATTTATCGCTCTAAACACCTATCCGAATTTGACCAAGATCGTACAGGTCTAATCCTTTCAGCCACTGCGCTGAGGCGCGCCCTCGAGAATCCGCCCGCATTCTCGGCAGGGGCGCGCAGTGCTTTTTGTGACTTTGGGGCGGTCGAAGGAGGGGATGAAAACGTATTGGCCGTAGCCGACGGGAACAAGGTCGAGGTGGCCGCGGCCTGGTCGCATCTGGATGCAGTGCAAAGCGTCCGACAATTCATATTCGAGTTTGAAAGACTGCGCCTGACCCCTGGTGACATCTGGGGTGATGGTGGTGGCCCAGGGGCTGTGATGATACCCATGTTGGCCGAGCGCGGCTGGCACATAACTCCGGTCGACAACGGTGCTCCTGCGATCAGGAACGACAGCTACACTAACCGCGGATCAGAAATCTGGTACGAGGCTTCTTATTCTATCTCAAACAACGAATGGATTCTGCCAGATGACGCGACGTTCTTTGAACAAGCCACCTCGAGGCGCAAGGAGTATGACGAGAAAGAACGCCTCAGGGCCGAGCCAAAGAAAAATATGCGCCGCCGTGGCGTTCAGTTTTCACCCGATAGGGCAGACGCCGTTTTTGGCGCCATGATCGTTAGGAGCGCCGCGGCATTCAGCAGCCAAGACATCCCCTTCGTACAAGTGGGCCACAGTGAATTTTCAAGGAGACACGCGACATTTAGATGAAACTACCGGCGCCAAACGGATTAAAGGATCAGTGGTGTCATGATGGCGAGGTTTATAGTAATTATACTGGTTCTGACGGGTTGTGCCTGTCATGGTGGCGGTCACGGCCATCGACACCCGAATTATCGCCGACATCATTCTGCTCCAACTGCTAATGCCCATCGAAACACCGCAGCCCGACGAATCATCCGGAATGGCCTCGCCGATCCTTAGCTCTATGAGCGTGCCAAGTGCGTTGGCCGTGATCAGTAACGATCTGAGATATCTGAGAAGGGCGAACGATCACCTGGATGACAAGATTGGAAAGCTCGGAGAGAAACTGGAAACGGAAGTCAAAGACCTGGAAGCTAGCGAGAAAACAGACAGTGAATTCCGGAACGAGGTCAAAGGCGCGCTTGTGGCGTCCGCTCACTTCTCGAGGGTCGTAGCCGCAGTCGGCGGGGTGCTCTGGGTAATAGTTATAGGATGGGTCGCTTCGATCAACATCTCGATGAGCGGCCATAACGATAGACTCACCCACATGGAAGATCGTGCGGCTGACCTTAAGGACATCAAGGCTGATATTGCGGAAAATGCTAAGGATACGTCGAAAATCCAAGCGATTACGGAACAGGTTTCTAGTCACCTTGACCGGGAAGAGTCCGCTATCATCAAGACTGATTCGTCTCTTGAGGCACTGGGTAAGAATTTCGACACATTATCCGGGCAACTTACAGCTCTTGGCAGGTCTGTTGACTCATTAAAGCCAATAGTCCAGCAACTCCAAATAGAGGACGATTCGAAGCATATTGGCACAAAATCTGCAAAATAGCGTGACAATCTGGCGCTTAAGGAGTAAAACGCGCGTAGCAAACCAAATTATAGTTTTTACAACAATTCATGAATATCATCCAATTCTTTGAAAACTTGTTTACAAGTAAACCAGCTACTCCTACCGCTCCGGCCACTCCGTCTCAATATCAGGGTGCAGTTAATACCACCGGAGCCGTCATTGATCAGTTCGAGGCTGGAATCACCACTCTGCAGGCAGCTGCTCAGTTTTTACCACCCGCTTTCCAAGGATACGTAGCCGCTTTGGCTCTTGCGGTGCATTCGATAGACAGTTTCGTTGATACGCTTGAGACGCAGCCATCTCCGGCCGTAGCGCCTGCCCCAGTCCCTATCGCATCCTAGTCAGCGTCTTAACCGATGGGTCTACTCGTATTAGCCCAAGCCATACCAGCAGTTGGAGTTCTGATCCATCTACTGATTTTGGTAATCGTTCTAGGGCTAATCGTGGCGGTTGTCTGGTGGGCAATCGCTACCCTTCCTTTGCCGGCGCCGTTCGCCCAGGTCGCTAGGGTAATCTTGATTCTCATCGTTCTCTTGGTGCTTCTTTACCTTCTTTTGCCACTTCTAGGCGTCGCATGAGTGGTCAACCAGATCAGACAGTAAAGCAGGTCACTACCGAGATTAAGGAAGTTGCTGCCGAGCTTCCTAAGGTCACCTTGGTAGCTAAGGAGGACATTTACGCCATCGAAAAAGTCATCTTGCAGGCATTCCCAGGAACCCAGCTAGCAAAGGATGTCAGTGCGTTTAGCGGAGGTGTAGAAAAAGGTTTGGTTAACGCTGAATCCGCTTCGGCGGGGATCACTAAGCTTTTAAGTCAATTCTCCTTCCCGCTGTCCGTTGTTGGAGGAATGAAGCTGCAGGGAACTGGCGCGATCGTAGCAGCGGTCACGACTACAGAAGGAAAACTCCTGGAAGGAGTCAGGTACGCCATGACTAACCGCCAGAAGATCGTTACTGAGGTCTCTGGATGGCTCACCTTGCTGGTAACTGTTGTTGGGGCTGTGCTGGCTCTATTCCCTCAATTCGGCGCCACGGCCCTAGGTGGGGGCGTCACTATCGGCCTACTGATTCAAGCCCTCAGAAACGTAATAATCCCCAGGCTAAACCAGTACTCAGATACAAAAGCATGATCTTTGTCGCCACAAAGCAGCATGTTTTAAACAGAGGAACAGCTTCGGACGATTTCCTTTCTCAACTCATCGCTTGGGGCAAGATCGCGTCAGATGACATCTTTTCTCCGAATTCCGCAAGTGATGTATACTCGAGCGTCTATAACGTACTGGGACCTTGGCAAGAAGCGCCACATAGGCGATGCGTAATGCTAGAGGTCATGCGTGTGCTGGCCGGGTTCGAGTCCAGCTGGAACTGGCTTGAAGGGGTCGACAAGACTAATCCGACTAGCAATTTGCCCACAACCATGGAAGCCGGAGCCTGGCAGGTCAGCGCCAACGCCCTGGAATATGGTCAAGACTTGAAAGACCTGGTTTCTAAGGAAGCTGGAACATTGGACGGCACAACCTTTCAGTCAGCTATGAAACATAACCACCCACTGGCTATGGAGTTTATCGCCCGTCTGCTTCGTCACACGACGCACCACAACGGGCCGGTCTTGCGTCATGAAATTGATCCTTGGCTCAGACGCAACGCTGTTGCTGAATTCTCACAACTTATCTCATGAGCACGACCGCATTCGTTGGCACTATCCTACCGGCAACCGCGATTATCGGATACCGGTTCTGCAAGATCTACACGCCTGATTTCAATGGGACAGCATTCGATCAAGCTCCTAGTAGGCTATTTGATCAGGTCGCGTATCGGATCGAAACCGGCACTGGGGTGACCGCTGGAGCCATAATTCCGTACGTGTTAGGAGCGGACGGCACATGGCGTAAATCAACGATTGCAGCACTCACCCTGACTGCGAGCGCGAACTTCGAGGGGCTAATAACCAGCACGACCGGACCTATTTTAGGAGCTGCGCTGCAGTTTTCGGTTGCCTTGCTTGTCGGAAACGTAACCTACGCGCACGTGATCGGCCTTCTGAAAAGCAACGTGGCTGCCGGAGCTTTTACGACTGATTTTGCGGGTCGAATATGAGCGCGCCGCTTACCGATATTCAAGAGGCCGCAATCGACACGGCGTTGCTTGTGGCCAGTATCAGGATATGCGGCGCACTTTTTGATAATGGCGATCCAAAGGTTTTCAACGAGAGATTCCAGAAGCTCCGTCATCTTTCTGAGGAAGTAGCCAAGAGGCAAATGGAGCGAAAGAAATGAGCTGGTGGAGCTGTATATTCGGAACGGGAGTAAAAGGGACAGGCACGCCAGCGGATCAGAAGCCTCACGATGCGCGAGATGACGAGACGGTTGATATGGCTACGGGGATAGGGGAAGAGGACGGACAGATTTTGGACAATGAAGAAATCGATCCAGATATACAAGACAGAGAGAAAGGGTTTCCGAAATGACTCCTGGAGAAAGAGCCTACACCGCCTTTCTAAAATCTCTTGGAGATTCTGCGACGAATTACGTGTCATGGGATTTGATGGAAGGTTTTAAAAAATCAGCATGGGAGGCGGCCGCTAACGCCGCGATCGACTTCTCTGAAACAGGAGACAGAAAATGAGCGAGGGAGAAATAAAAATTGTCCTGAATCAAGATGGCAATCAATATCCGGCTGTGATCCGCCATGTTATAGACCCTTGGCACGCCCGCATTGAATGGTTAAGCGGCCCAGATGATACCAAGTATGACGTAGCCTCATTCCAACAAGTATGAACAGAAAAACATTCCTCGGCACTTTGGTTGGAGTACTGGGAATTAACTTCCAAGGAACCGATCAGACAAAATCGATCTTGGTTTCTAGTGGAACAGAAACCATTAGCGGGGATAACCCTTTCGAAGGCACTCCATATCCTGCTCCTTATTCTCGTTTCCACCAGATTAAAAATGAGGCCGGAGAAATCACGGGAACAGCCTGGTATTAGACCATGAATCTAGATTTTCTATCATTCCTCCATTGCCGGAGGTCGTTGGACAAGAGACTAAGCGTATGCTGCCGGAGGAGATCTCCGGAGCGGAAATTAGATGTTGCCGCATGAAACAAAGCTTGTCTTTTTTTTGACTCATCAAAATGAAAGTGCATTTCCTCAAAGATCATCTTCAGTTTCCGGATGGATCACCGATGTACGAAAAAGGAGAAATTGCGCACATTGTAGATGATAAGGCTCTGCAATGGATTCTACAGGGAATAGTAGAAAAAGGAATAGACGCGAAACAGCAAGTTTTAAACCTTTCCGACAATGACTGACCTATCGGAAACAAACCGGCTGATTAATGAACTCATTACCCAGACCCGGATCATCAACCTCAACCTTAGAACGATCATCAATAAAATGGACGCTAGTACCGTACAAACGCTAATTACTGACCTGCTGGAAGCTCTAGCCGCCCTTACTGCGGCAGAGGCAAACACCACAGCTGCACAAGCCGCGCAAGCCACCGCCGAGAAAGCCTTAGCCGACCTACAAGCCACCGACGCAGCGCTACAGGACCCAGCGCTAGGAACAGCCGCCGCCACCGCCATTGCTAACGCAGCAGCGGCTAACCTGCCTCCTCTGCCTCCAGCTTAACGGATGCCTAAGTCCCGTATAGCAGCAGCTAAGCGCTCCGATGGACTGAATGGGTCCAACGGGGCTCCGCGGCGTAGACCAGGGTCAAGTTCCGGTGATTTCGTGACGGTCACGACGTTGGACCGCACGCGCGAGCAGCTACGCGATCAATTATTTCCGCAGGAAGTTCAGAACATTCTTCGCCTGGCGCTGAACGGCAGCCCGATATTTCAGCAGCGCCTCTACGAGAAAATGCTCGATACATGGTGGCGGATGTCAAAGGACGTCAACGAGTTGTGCGACGCGGTGATCAGTATCGAATGGAAGGTTAACCCATACGTTGTGTCCGGCCAGAAGGCCACAGATTCCGCGCAACAAAAGGCCGATCTAGTCACCAGGGCGATGAACGGTTTTCATCCTTTAATCGAATGGCACCAGCGCGATTTCAAAGGTCTACTTCGCGACCTGACGCATTCCCGAATTCTTGGCCATACCGTCAGCGAGATCCGTTGGGAACAGCGTGGTGCAGAGACAATGCCTTCTCACACGGTGGCCTTACCGGCACGTTACTACGGCTATCCGATCGGAGTAAATGAACCTGATCGCTTGATGCTCAATCAGAGCGGGAGTTTATCAAATGCAATCGCTAACCTTGAAGATTTCTCTAAATATCCAAACCGGTTCGTGGTCGGTATTTGTCCGCGCTCAACCGCCCATCCAACCGTCTCAGCTATGTTCCGTTGCCTGGCGGCCTGGTGGTTGGCAAGCATTTTCGGCCTTGAATGGCTCATGCATTACGCCGAGCTTTTTGGCCTTCCGTGGCGTATCGGAAAGTACAAACGTGGAGAGATCGACGCCAAGAATGCGCTGCTGACTTTCATGCGGGACTTGGGAAGCGGAGGGTGGGGAGTATTCCCGGATAACTGCGAAGTTCAGATCACCGATACCTCCAAAACCGCGAGCGACTTGCCTCAAAAACTGATCCAGGACATGGCGGACAAAGCCTGCGACATTCTGATTCTTGGTCAGACGCTTACCAGCGACGTTAGCAGTACCGGAGCTGGTGGAAACCGAGCGCTCGGCCAAGTCCATCAAGATATTCGGGACGAAGTGCTCGAGGGATGCGTTGATTACGTGGCTGGCATTCTCAACGTCCAATTCGTTCCGGCTATCATGCGGCTCAATTATGGTGACGATGTCGACGAGATGCCAACCATGTCCGGATCGGTAGACCAACCACAGGACGAGGTTCAGATCGCACAACGAGACAAGATACTATTTCAGGATATGCGAATACCCGTGAGCCTCGATTATCTTCGCAAGCACAATAACGTTCCTGTACCAAGCGATGACGATGAAATCTATGATGCGCCACCTCCAACAGACGGAGGAAGCTTCCCAGTGAGCGCCAGCCACTTTGAAGGAAGCGCTGGCCGCCGACCTAACCTCGAGCACTTGCTTGACAATGTTTTAGAGAATCTGACGCATGTTTCGGCTGGATGGCTCAGCCCAGTCAAGCCCATATTCCGCGATTTGATCCTGATGGCGCAGAACAACGAAGTTAAAGACTCTGACCTGATTTACGCCATTGAATCCGCGGCCAAACGCCTTCCGGATCTTTTCGGAGAACTCAAAACCGAAGTTCTGGAATCCGAACTCAGGAAAGCGATGGCAAGCGGCTTAATCAATGGGATAACCGATCGGATAGAATCATGACCGCAGAACAGCGATATGTGAAGACGGCTATTCAGCCGATGATATCTGCTTCCTACGAGGCTGGGATTATCGACAGCCGAGCACTCCACTTTCTGATTGCGTCACTAGACAAGCGAGAAGGCATTTGGGAACAAGAAGAATTCTATTCGTTTTTCCAGCAGGAGAAGAGGCGGGACGTAGAAATTAATAACAT